GCACTGGCTGCCAACTCGCGAAGCTGGTTTCGTTAAAGAATATAAAAACAAATACGGTGAGTTTCCAAAAAATTTAGTTGTTAGGCTTTCCGCGTCGATGGTCAACGGCGTCCCGCATAAATCGCACGGTCACAGTTCCACGGTTGTCACCAGCGAAGACCTGGCGACGTCTCACCTATGCAAAGCATATAAACAAGGCAACGAATGCAAGACTTGCCGGGCGTGTTGGGATCCAAAACATCCTGATATAGCATACTTAAAACATTAGGGGGAATGATGTCAAAAAAATACGCTGACCTTTCGCCACGTCTGTGGCCTTACTATACATTACGCAAGCCGCCAGCGGCTAATTTCTCCGTTGTCAAGCCTAAAGAATCGGCAGAAAACAGCCATTTTTTACGAGCTTCTGAGCCTGAAGCATCACCTCCACCTGGGCTTCTGTGGAAAAATACACCAAAATCTCGCCGTTTTCTGGGGTTTCTTATAGATCCAGGGCACCCGGAACAGGATGCAGCTGAGTTGCCGCTATGATGTTTTTCTTTACCACCTTTATTATTTTGGTTGCTGTCGGTCGAAATCCTTTTGTTGCATTTCTTTTTGCTAGTTTGTTCGCACTATTCTTCGCAGTTCATGGGTTCTTGTCGTGAAAAATACATCAGTTGTTCGCCACTCGTTTGGTCTTTATATAGATCTAGAACACATCACCTGGGCTGACCTGGAATGATTAATTTTTTCCTGTCATTTTCCTGTCATCAGAATTTTTGGAGTTTAAATTATGTAAAAAAATAAATTATTATTTTCTTTACTTATAATTAATTATAAGTAGATTGGTATTTGTATTAATAGTTAATACTAGCCTTAAACGATTAAACTAAAGGAGTTACATCATGGCTAAAAAATTAAATGCGTTCGAAGTAAAACTACTTCTTGAATACAGACAGTATCAAGATATCAAAAACCTTGCAGATAAAAAGTGTAAGCAATTACAAAAGCAAGTGTATCAATTAATTGATGATAAGAACTTAACTGAAAAAGAAAATTTTATATTTACTCATAACAATAATGTTTTCTCAATTAGTGAAGTGAATAGATCATTAACTGATATGAAACAAGTAAGGGAAATTTTAACGCAGAAAAAGATAGAAATTCCCGTTAAGACTTCAAGTTACTATGCTATCAAGAATGTGACCAATTCTAAAGAGGTTGAGTTACAAATTGAAGAGCAACTAGGGAGGATAGCTAATGCCTAACGATTTAGTAACACAATTACAAAACCTAAGAAATTTAACTAATACTAACCGCTCAAATAGAGCGGTTAACAACAGAGAGAATTCGGAGGTCGCAGAGCCTTTAGTAAGTAACAATCAAGATGTAGATTGGCAATTGGTTGCTAGTTATCTTGATAGTGAAATGTTTTCTTTCATACTAAGGAATAGAGATAACCAAACAATAAAAGACTTTGGTATTCAACTCTCATCTAATCTAGCTAATAAGTTTGGCTTGACTAGATAACCTACAAAAATGGAGATGGTTTTTATACCATCTCCACACACTCTTCCACCAGCGTAACCAGCATCTCCAAAATAATCCTCGACTCACACGCCCCTACATCTAGTAGTTATTACATTTAGATATACACGATCTAGAGTCCCAACTCGATTTTGCCAGAAATAATCCCTTAGAACGACGCCACCCCCCTCTCCCCCCTATACATTGTGGGCATGCACGTAGCGTGTAAGTTTTACACAAACGATTATATGTGTTAAACATCACAGAAAAATGGATTACGATCAAATTACTTATTCTGAAGCTGAAGACTTAATTAAAAAATTAGAATTAAAAAAAGCTGAAATAGATACGTCAAAGCATTCAAGAGATGATTATCTATCTTTTGTACGTGCCGTATGGCCAGAATTTATTGCAGGGTATCACCATAAAAAAATTGCAGAAAAATTTAATTTAATCAAAGAGGGCAAGTTAAAACGCTTAATCGTTAATATGCCTCCACGTCATACCAAGTCAGAATTTGCTTCTTTTCTTTTTCCCGCATGGATGATGGGCCACAATCCGAAGTTAAAGATTATTCAAACTACGCACACAGCAGAATTATCTTATCGTTTTGGTCGTAAGGTACGTAACCTCATGGATTCAGAAGACTATAAAAATATTTTTCAAGATATAAAATTATCACAAGATTCGAAGGCCGCGGGCCGTTGGGAAACGAATAAAGGTGGTGAATATTTTGGCGCGGGTGTTGGTGGTGCAATCACGGGCCGTGGTGCGGATTTATTGATCATCGATGACCCACACTCAGAGCAAGATGCGTTGTCCTCTACCGCATTCGATAATGCGTACGAATGGTATACCTCTGGACCTCGTCAGCGTTTACAACCTGGTGGAGCCATTGTTATTGTTATGACTCGTTGGTCCGTTAAAGATCTGACAGGTAAATTGGTTAATGCACAAAAAGGAGTTAAAGCAGATCAATGGGATATTATTGAGTTTCCCGCAATCTTTCCTGAGACGGGTAATCCTATGTGGCCTGAGTATTGGAAAGAAGATGAATTACTTTCTGTCAAAGCATCGCTGTCAGAACAGAAGTGGCAAGCACAGTGGCAACAGCAGCCCACCAGTGAAGAAGGTTCCATTATCAAACGTGACTGGTGGAAGTTATATGAACATGAAGATCCACCACCCCTCCAACATATAATTCAAAGCTACGATACAGCCTATAGTAAAAAAGAAACAGCGGACTATTCGGCGATTACAACATGGGGAGTTTTCTATAGAGATGAAATGAGAGCACCTGCTTGTATTTTGTTAGACGCGAAACGCGGGCGGTGGGAGTTTCCTGAATTAAAAAGGAAAGCGGTCGAACAGTACAATTACTGGGAACCCGAGACCGTGATCATCGAAGCGAAAGCGTCAGGCCTTCCGCTAACGTACGAGTTACGTCAAACAGGAATTCCAGTTGTTAACTTTACACCGAGCAAAGGAAATGATAAACATTCAAGAGTAAACGCTGTAGCACCTCTATTTGAATCGGGACAAGTTTATTATCCTGACGAAAGGTGGGCGCAAGAGGTTATTGAGGAATGTGCTGCTTTTCCTTTTGGTGAACACGACGATTATGTTGACTCCACCACTCAAGCTCTGTTAAGATTCAGACAGGGAAATTTTATTACGCACCCAGAAGACTACGAGGATGAGCCAAGTATGTTGAAGATGCGAGAATATTATTAGGAGTTATTATGACAGCAAAAGTAAAACCAGAAGACTACGAAGTACCAATGACAAAAAGGGATGTAAACATAAGACTTAAAGAAAATTTAGATAAAGAGGGTAAAGGTGCTGCTGGTAAAACTTCTCAAGAAATGAAAAAAAAGACTAAGAAAATATTTAAAGATGGTAAGAAAACTGACTTCGGTATGTTATCAGTAAAAGCTGGTATTGATAAAAATCCAAAGCCAACACAAGCGGATAGAATTGCTGGTGCAACAATGAAAGACGGTTCGCGTACCAAGGTACGTGGTGTTAGAATTGCTAACAAAGGTTTTAGAAAAGCAAAGCTTAGTTAATGGATAAAAAGAAAAAATTTCAATCGGGCGCAGCTAGTGTTCTAGATGATCCAGATATATTGGATGTCATTCCTATGATAAGGAGACCTAATTTAATGGGCGATCCTACTAAGCTAGGAGCCGCGGACCTCGGGCCGTTGTTAGCCATGATGGCAGCTGGAGCATATCCCGCTGTTAGCGCTTTGACCGAAGCAGAAGCAAGAGATAGAGGAATTATTATTCCGCCTGATGAACTCTCCGAAGAAGAGAAAAAAAGATTAGGTTTATATGGAGGCATGGTCGGTGGTGGTTTTGAGCAACTTTCAGAAAAGGATAGATTACCTAATACAACTGCTGGCGAGATTCCTAAAGTAGATACTGAACTTCCTCCTACAACTCAAGTACCCGAAGAAAAAATTGAGCCAGTCGGTGGTGGTTTTACGCAATTAACAGATGAAGAAAAAATCCCTACAATTTTGACAATGGCAGATCAAAAGAAAAAAGAGGATACATCCAAGGCACTTGTTCCGACTAAGATGATGGAGAGTTTGGCAGATCTACCTGATCCTATGGAAACATATCAAAGTGAAATTGCCCCACGTTTTTCTCAAACAGAAGATTACCTTAAATCAAATTACACGGCTGGTGAAAAAAAATTACTTAACGATTGGGTTAATGAATTATTTAATCCACAAAAAGGTTTAACATTAGAATTAAGAGATACAGGTCTTGCAGCTCAGTTAGAACAAATTAATCAAGCAGACCCAAAAAGAAAAGTTACAGCAAAAGAATTATTAGAATTAGTACAAGGAGCGGATAATCAATTAGCAGGTTTTGGTAATTATCAAATCATGGGAGGAGACCAAGAGCTCTTTCCTCAAACAGTACAAAATGCAATTAACGGAATTAATGAAATGGATGTTGTTATGCGTCCGGGTCAACTGTCAGATTTTGTAGATAGATATAAAAATTTAGTAACGGATAATTTAAAAAGTATACAAAATTCTACAGATAGAGATACAGCAGCAGATTCTTTAGCTAGAATACAAATACAAACACAAGAGTTATTAGCTGAAGAAGGAATTGATCCATCAATGCTAGAAAGAAATAGAGAGTATGCAAAGATACAAGATTACATTCGTCAAGTAGGGTCAACCTTACAAGGTACTGTATTCACGAATGAACACATGAACATTGGTTTACCGGGTACTCGTGCAGAGGATTATTCTGTTATCACACATAATTTTAATCCTAAATTTGGACAAGAGAATAGAACAAGCGAACACAATACTTCACACCCTACAGCGGATAATACAATCGCATTTAGTAGAGGAAGAAAAATACAAAATTACGAAAATGGTGATCAAGGTAGTATTATTATGGAAATGCAATCTGACGTTCATCGTAACAAACCTGCAATTCAATATCCAACATCGTCAAATGATTTTACTTCTAGTAAAAATAATTATCCTTATGCAGGCGGAGCTCAATACTGGGTAAAACAAGTAATGAAAGATAGACTCACACAAGCCTTAATTGATGGTGATGATTTTTTAGGATGGGTTCCAGGTGAAGTTGTATCTCATTATGAAGGTGCAGACAAAGATAACTACAAAGGTTTCATTAATATTTATAATAATAAAACAAATGAATTTATAAAAAAATTAAATAAAGATATTACCAAAAGAGGTAAGGCACTTGGAATGAGTGATGAAGAAATTTCAATGGCAACACTTAAAGTAAGAAATGATGGCCAGTATAAATTTGATAGTGGAGGAGATGAATATTTTTCAAGAGTGAGACAAAACCAGTTTCCTGGAATGGAAAAATATGTAAGAACTGGTGAAAAAACAAGGAGTAGAGATGAATATCGTTATGAGGAAATTGAAAATACTTTGCAACTTATTAACATGCCTTATATTGACTTGAAAGCTAGAGAGGATTTTGATCCTAACCTTTTAAAGAAAATTGGCTTTCCTCAATTCAAAAAGGGTGGTAAAACAAAAACTTCAAAGGCAAATCCTTTGATTGACATCGAAATATTCTTTGAAAGCATATAATGGCTATAGATAAAAAAATTCAACCCACAGAAAATGATATTGTAATAGATCAGTATGCGAGTAGTCCTATTGACATTAGTGTTGAAGGACAACCGCAAGATAACATAGAAATGTTACAAGATGGATCAGCTATTGTTGGTCCACAGACACTTAACATGCAAGCAACTTTTGATTCTAATTTATCTGAGTTTGTTGATGAAGATGATTTAGAAAAAATGAGTTCAGACTTGATTGCTGATTACGAGACTGATAAAGAAACAAGAAAAGATTGGGAACAAGGTTACACACAAGGATTAGACCTTCTAGGATTTAAATACGAAGAGAGATCACAGCCCTTTCAAGGAGCAAGTGGTGTTACCCACCCAATGTTAGCTGAATCTGTTACACAGTTTCAAGCACAAGCATATAAAGAATTACTTCCAGCAGGCGGTCCAGTAAAATGTGACATTGTTGGAGCAGTAAATCCTCAAGTTGAAGAACAAAGTAAAAGAGTTCGAGACTATATGAATTATCAAATAACTTCTGTAATGGAAGAGTATGATCCTGATATGGATCAGATGTTATTCTTTTTAGCATTAGCTGGTTCTTCTTTTAAAAAAGTTTATTATGATGCAAACTTAGGAAGAGCAGTTGCAAAATTTATTCCTGTTGAAGATTTAGTTGTTCCTTATCATTCTACAGATCTAGAAACAGCTCCACGTATCACACATGTTTTAAAACAAAATAAAAATGAGGTAAGAAAAAGTCAAGTTAATGGTTTTTACCGAGATGTTGATCTTGAGTCTACAATACCAAACGAAAGTGCTATTCAAGAAAAATATAATTCTATTGAAGGAGTAAGCCCTAGTGATGTTCAGTATGATAACGAATGTACCTTACTTGAAATACATTGTGATTTAGACATACCAGGATTCGAAGATATCGGTTTGAATGGTGAGCCTACAGGCATTAAACTGCCTTACATAATTACAATCGATGAAGGATCAGGAAAAGTTTTATCAATCTACAGAAACTATAAACAAGAAGATCCTCAAAAAAAGAAGATACAATATTTCGTTCACTATCGTTTTCTTCCAGGTCTTGGCTTTTATGGTTTTGGTCTTATCCATATGTTGGGAGGTTTATCAAGATCGGCTACTTCCTCGTTACGTCAACTTATTGATGCGGGAACATTATCAAATTTACCAGCAGGATTTAAAGCAAGAGGTCTTCGAATTAGAGATGATGACAGTCCCCTACAACCTGGCGAATTCAGAGATGTAGATGCTCCGGGAGGAGATCTTAGAGCAAACTTCGTACCTCTTCCGTATAAAGAACCAAGTCAAACTTTATTTATGCTTCTTAGTTTTTGTGTAGATGCAGGTAAAAGATTTGCTGCTGTAGCAGACGCAAAAATTTCAGATTCAAACAATGCTAATCCAGTTGGAACAACAATGGCAATGATTGAACAAGGAACAAAAGTTATGAGCGCAATTCATAAAAGAATGCATTATGCTCAAAAAGTTGAATTTAGACTATTAGCTAGAGTATTTCAATTATATCTTCCACCAGAATATCCTTACAATGTTTCGGGCGGAGAGCGAACAATTAAGGTTCAAGACTTTGATGATAGAATTGATATTATTCCAGTATCTGATCCAAACATCTTTTCAATGTCACAAAGAATTCAATTGGCTCAAGCACAATTACAATTAGCACAATCAAACCCACAAATACATAATCCATACGAAGCATATAGAAGAATGTATCAGGCTCTTGGAGTACAAAATGTTGACGCTATTTTACCTCCACCTGCTAGACCACAACCAAAAGATCCAATTACAGAAAATGCAGAGCTACTTATGAAGAAAACTGCTCAATCTTTTGCAGATCAAGATCATGTTGCACACATCAATACGCACAGAGCTTTCATCTCTTCTGTGTTAGTTAGAACAATGCCTGATGTTATGGTTAATATTACCTCTCATATTCTTCAACATACTTCAATGTTAGCCACACAAAATGTTTTAGAGAAGAATAAAGAAAAAATTGATGCACTTACTCAACAGTTTAATGGTCAAATACCAGAACAAGTACAGTCTGCTGTCAATAAATTATTAAATGAACAAATTGCTCAAGTAGAAATGGAGCTTATGTCTCAAATGATTGCTGAAGAACAAGAGTATCTTGAAGGTGGAGGGGAAGATCCACTAGTAGAGCTTAAAAAAGAAGAAATAAACATAGAAAAACAAAGAGTTCAAGCTGATAATATGGCTAAAATGGCAAAAACAGAGCTTGATGTTGCAAAATTACAACAAAAAGCTGAAATAGACGAAGCTAAACTACAACAAACAGCGGAATTAGCTGCTAAACGTAATAATATTCAGATGCAAAAAATAAATAAAAGATAATTGTGAAAAATACTAATTTAAATGTAGATGAAATCGTTCATGATTTAACAAACTATGCTTTTGAAAATGATAGAAATCAAGAAGAGATGTTAATCGTCGCTTCTATGATGATGGTAACAGCAAAAATGATTTATTTACAAACATTAGGAAACAATGGTAATACTCTTTTTGAGAATGATAAAGAAATCATACTTGAACAACAAAAACCAACAGTACATTAAGGGGTCGTATGAAATTTAAAGATGCAAAAATGAAAGAAGTTACTCAAAAAAATCCTTTTCCAAATATGAAAGTTGGATCCGATGCAGCAATGACTTTCCCTGCTTTTGTCGTAAAAGACAATAAAGGTTCTGGCCCAAAAGGACAGACAAGTAACATGCAGATTAAAAAAGTAGCTTTTAAAGGTGTAAAATAGTATAATTCGCTACTTTAACAAAGGAGGTTCTATGAACTTACTAAAAGATCTATGGTCACACATAAAAGAATGGAGTGACTGGCAGATGAAGGATTGGATAAAAGCCGCTATAGTAGCGATCGTAGTTATCTGGATATTAAGCTGGATGACAGGGGGAGCAGCATAGTGCTACAACTTCTTGGAGGCATGTTAGGTGGTAAAGGCGGAGCTTTAAAAACCATCGCTAAAGTTGTCGACGAGATTCATACATCAGAAGAAGAGAAATTAGATAAAAAGATTTTAATGCAACGCATTCAACAAAAGCTTGCAGAAAAGCAGTTAGATGTTAATGCAAAAGAAGCCAGCCATCGCAGCGTATTCGTTGCTGGCTGGCGACCATTTATAGGCTGGATCGGAGGGCTTGCTTTGATGTTTAGCTTCATCCTATCTCCTTGTATTGAATGGTATGCAAAATTTGCAGGTATAGATATTGTGCCTCCTGTTATAGAGACTGGGCCTCTTCTAGCAATTGTTACTTCAATGCTCGGAGTTGCCGGGATGAGAAGTTTTGAGAAGGCAAAAGGTTTAACTAAATAAAAAAGGAGAAGATTATGGAAAAACATTCACACGAAGAACACATTGTAGGTAAAAGTGGAGACTATACTGCAAAGGCAGCTATTGGAGAAACTTGGGAAAAGTCAGCAGTAACAGGTGGTGTATCTGTAAAAGGCTCAGCAACTCTTGTTGATGACACACCAGATGGAAGTTATGACATAAAAATTAAAACTGATTGTGATGGATACAGTCACACTTATACAGCTAATAAAGGTGAGCCTTTTGATTTTAAAAAAATAACCACTAACTTTTGGGACTCAACAGATGTTAAAATAACTGTAACAGGCAACGATGGTCAATCTGGTAATTGGAAATTAACTATAGATTATCAAACTTGTTAATGACATACAACGAATTAGCTGATTCAGTAAAATTATCAGAAGGCTTCCGGGATCATATTTACAAAGACACCGAAGGATTCGCTACAATTGGCTGGGGTCATAAAGTAGTACATGAAGATAATTTTGAAGAAGGTAAAACTTATTCCAAAGAAGAATTACAAGAAGTATTTGATAAAGATTTAAATAAAGCAATTGGTTTGGCAAGACAGCTTATGGAAGAACATAATGTGTCTGATTTACCAAAAACTGCTCAACACACTCTAGCGGAAATGGTTTTTCAGCTAGGTAAATCAGGGGTTTCCCTCTTCCGCAACATGTGGAAACAACTGCAAAACCGAAATTTTGAAGGTGCGAGTTTAGAGATGTTAGACTCGAAATGGAATCGTCAAACTCCAAATCGCTGTAAAAAATTATCGGATCAAATGAAATCGTGCGCTTAGAAAATTTCTTTACAGCTTATAAAAAAGATTTAATTGCTAGACAAAAGCAGATAGAAGAAGTTATATTAAGCGGACAGGTAAAAGACTGGTCACATTATAATTACTTGACTGGAAAATTAGCTGCTTTAAGACAAGAAACTCAAGAGCTTTCGCTCTTGCTCAAGAACACGGAGTTAGAAAATGACTAAACCAAAATTAATCGTACCAAAACATGTTTGGGATGGTGCGCAGGCTGAAAAAAAGAAAAATGAAGTAGAAAAAGTACCAACCCCAACAGGTTGGAGAATAGTTTTATTTCCACTTAAATTAGAAGGTAAAACAAAAGGAGGCGTGCTTCTTACCGATGACACTGTCGCTGAATCTCAAATGACAACTAACATTTGTAAAGTTTTAAAAGTAGGACCTTTAGCTTATAAAGATAAATCAAGATATCCAGATGGTAAACCTTGGTGTAAAGAAGGTGACTGGGTAATTATAACTACGTACGCTGGTTCAAGAATTAAAATTGATGGCGGAGAACTTAGAATTGTTAATGAAGATGAGATAATTGCAACTGTGGATGATCCACGGGATATTTTACCTAAGAACATAATGTAAATGGAGAAGACTATGCAACCACAATCACTTAATGAAGAAAAATTAATTCCTCTCGATACTTCAGGGGAAAATGTTGATGTTGAATTAAAAGAAGAAACAAAGGAACAAGATAATGAAAAAACTATAGAAGTAAAAGAAGAAGTAAAAGAAGAAGTTAATAATCAAAATCCTAAAGGCGAAGGAACTGAACACGAACAATATTTAAGTAAAAAAAAGAAAAAAGAAGATCCACGGTTAAGGATTAATGAACTTACTGGTAAGTGGAGAGAAGCTGAAAGACAGCAATTAGCTGCTATTGAATATGCAAAAGCTGTTCAAAAAGAAAATGAAGATTTAAAAAAGAAAAATTCAACTTTAGATAATTCTTATATTGAAGAATTTAAAACTAGAGCAACTAGTGAAGAAGCTACAATTAAAAAAGATCTTCAAGAAGCTATGCAAGCAGGTGATTTTGCAAAACAAGCAGACCTTCAAGGTAAATTAACCGATACAATTCTTCAAAGACAAAGAGCTGAGATGACTCTGCAGAAAAAAATTCAGGAAGAAAAAAATAAACCTGAAGAAAAACCTGTTGATTTTACAGCTTCACAACAAAAAACACCACCTACACCAGAGCCTTCACCAAAAGCTCAATCGTGGGTATCAAAAAATTCTTGGTTTGGAAACGGATCGGATAGCCAACATGATGTCGTAAAAACTATGGCTACTTATGGTATTCATCGTCAATTGATTACAGAGGGAGTTGATCCTGAGTCAGATGATTATTATAATGAAATAGACACTAGACTTTCTAGGTATTTTAATGCTAATACAGACACATCACAAGTCGGTAGTAACAGAGTCGCTCAGACTGTTGCTAGCGCCGCCAGAAATGGCAAAGCAACTGGGCGCAGAACTGTGACACTCACGCCATCACAAGTCGCTTTGGCTAAAAAACTAGGTGTGCCACTTGAAAAATACGCAGAACAACTGCAATTAATGCAGAAATCGTGAAGGAGGCGTTATGGATGAAATAAAAGAATTAAAGAAGACTTCGCGCAAACAAGAGACCCGTGAAAAGGTTGCTCGTAAGAGGGGATGGGCTCCTCCTTCGAACTTAGAAGCGCCAGAACCACCCGAAGGTTTTCACCATCGGTGGATAAGAGCTGAATATCGTGGCATGGCTGATGAAGCAAATATCATTGGTAGACTACGAAGTGGTTACGAATTCGTAAAAATGGATGAGTATCCCGATAGAATGGATTTACCTTCTATCGCTGACGGCAAATATAAAGGCGTAATAGGTATTGGCGGATTATTATTAATGCGTTGTCCAGTAGAAGTGAAAGAAGACAGAGATGAATATTTCCGTAATCTTACAAACCAAAAGACAGCAGCAATTGAAAATGATCTTCACAAAGATGAGCATCCAGCGATGCCAATCCATCAGGAAAGGCAAAGCAGAGTAACATTTGGAGGCAAAAAATCTTAATGAGTAAGATCATTTATGTCTCTAAAAAATTTAGGAGACTACTATGGCTAACATAGATCAAGCTTTCGGTCTTAGACCAATAGCTAAAGTTGGTTCTGCCCCTGGTGGAACAACTGGTACGACTAAATACTCTATTACAAGTGGCGCAAGCGCATTATTTACAGGAGACCCCGTTAAGCCAAAAGCTGACGGATCAATTGAGGTAGCAACGGCTGGCGACCCTATTAGAGGTATTTTTTTAGGATGTTTCTACACAGATCCATCCACAGGCAAACCTAGATACAATAACACGTTCCCTAACGGAACTGTTGCAAGTGATGCAATCGCATTCATCGCTGATGATCCTGATCAATTATATATTGCTCAGCAAGATTCAGCGGTAAGTAATCTAGTAGCCGCTGATTTAAACCAAAACTGTGATCTAGTTTTTGGTGCTGGTTCTACCACTTCGGGTATTTCTGGTGTAGAAATTGATTCAAGTTCTAAAAATACTACTGCGGCACTTCAAGTGAAGTTGATTGATTTTTATGACACACCGAGTAATGACGCTACGGCTAATAACTCTGTTCTTGTTATAAAACTTAACAACACTGATATGAGTGGTGGTACTGGAACTGCAGGCGTATAGGAG